ATGCTCACTCCAGCACTCCTGTCGCCATGGTCAACACAGCCCTTGTGGACAACCCCGAGACTCTGATCACGGCGCTGCGAGAGGCAAACCAACCGGGCTCCATGATTGCAGTGGAAGGGAAAGCCAATGCGCCCCTCAAGGATATCATTGGCAGCACGCCTGTTCCGAGCTTCTCTCCCGAGTTCAAGGAGATGCGCGAACGGTGCAACCTCGTCATCGAGTTCATCCTGGGCATCCCCCAGTACAGTCGTGGTGTTGTCGGCGTTGCTGATGTGGCCACCGAGGTGGCACTGGCTGACACCGCGACCCGTACTCGCAATGGTCGTCGCATCAAGATGATGGAAGACGGTGTCAGTGATCTCTCGGAGAAGACCACAGGGCTCTACGAGGAGTTCTTGCCCGTCGACACCCGGCTTCCGATCAGGCTCACGGACAGCCATGATGTGCTCGAGGTGACCCGCGAGACCTTGGCCATGCGGAGCAATCGCAGCTCGGCTGACAAGTCCCTTGAGTATGACTACATCGCGATGCCGTACAGTCCCACCGAGAACCACAGGTTGGTACAGCTCCAGAAGCTCCAGCAGTACTTGCCCCTTCTCCTCCAGGCGCCGGGTGTTGATCCGGGCAAGCTCATCGCGAAGCTCCTCGATCTCCTGGGCCTCCGGGATGTTCTCGTGCCGCCCCAGCCGCAGGTACCTCCAGGGGGAGCGATGCCAGGCATGCCACCTGCGCCTGGGGCGGCGCCTGGAATGCCTCCTGCGCCCCCAGAGGCAGCCCTACCAGGGATGCCAGGGCTTCCGCCCACTGCTCTTGCTGGAGGCAACCTACCACCGGGCATTGAGCCGCCTGGGGTACCCACGCCCATGGGCGGCCCAGGGATGCCGGGGATCTGATGCCGAAGCGTGGCCAACTTGATCCGGACGCGAAGACTGCCTCGAAGAAGAAGCGTCTGTATAATAGCAAGACGAAAAAAGACCGTGCCTCACGCAATGCGGCTCGGGCGAAGCTCGAGAAGGAGGGTCGTGTGAAGAAGGGAGATGGCAAGGATGTTGATCACAAGAACCGCAACCCTCGTGACAACAGCGACGGCAACCTGAAGGTAACGACCAAGAAGCAGCGGGGAGACAACAAGCCCGCCAAGGCCCGGCGTCCTCCCGGTGTGCGCCGCAAGGCCGCTCGCAAGGCCACTCGCAAGTCGAAGCCTGTCTCGACGTTTGAGGAGCTCCGGGAGAAGGGGCGCAAGCGTCTTGGGGATACCTGATGCCTCTCTACGACTTCAAGTGCGACGAGGGCTGCGGCTACTTCGAGGACATGTTCATCCCCCTGGCCGAGAAGGATGCTGCTCGTTGCCCTGACTGTGGGAGCACGATCACTGTCCGCATCGGCGCTGTGGCTACGATTGGCCCGATGCCCTCGAAGCCCTTGAAGGTAAACCAGATCGGACGGGAGTTCACATCGAACTCTGAGTACAAGCAGTACCAGCGCGAGAACCCTGACTGCGCGATATTGAGCGCAGGCTCTACGGAATGGCAGAACCATGTCGACAGGGCCCGCGAGAAGGCAGAGAAGACTGCGCGCCGCAAGGGCTACAGAGACCTGGCTCAGCAGCACGAGGAAAGAGGCCGAGAGAAGGCGCGGAAGGCTGGGAAGATTGACGGAAAAGTTTTTGTCTAATACGACGTGCATGAGGTGATTGATGCCCGTGATGGAACAACTGCTCGCCAGCCTCCAAGAGAACCCTCCTCAGTCCGAGGAGGAGCTGCGGCAGCTTCTGTCAGATACGGGCTACGATCTCGTGGCGACTGAGCCAGGTGGGGAAGAGGAAGGCATCGAGGAAGAAGGCCTCGAGGTCGAAGAGCCGGGTGGCATGGAAGAAGAGGTCGAGGCAGCAGAGGAAGGTCCGCCTTCTCCTGTGGATGCCATGAAGGACCTGATGGACATGGGCGGCGATGAGCCCAAGACCCCCGGCATGAAGATGACGGTCATGCGCCTGGGAGCAGCGAAGAAGGCCCTGGGCAAGGACAAGAAGAAGAAGTCAGCAGACGAAGACGAAGGGGGGATGTATGGGTGATGAGATCGAAGCAGGGGGTGCGTCCGCCGCTCCTGCTGAAGCGCCCGCTGCTGCGGCGCCGGCTGCGCCGGCAACGGAGGCTGCTGCGGAGGGGTCTGTAGATACCTCCCTTTCTACGGGCAGTGAGGCGTCACCCTCTGCTTCCTTCGATTGGGATTCTTGGGGCGGAGAGACGGAGGCCCTTCCTGAGCTGGCTCGCAAGTGGGCCGAGCCTTTCGGGGCCTACTACTCGAAGCGATCTGACTCACAGCTCGAGTCGAAGCTCTCGGAAGTTGAGGACCTCAAGAACCTCTACGACACCCTGCTCGAGGGCAAGCGCGACCCGAAGATGGGTGAGCTCGAGAAGGCGTTGGCCGAGTGGGAAGAGAAGCACGGAACAGCGGTCTCCGAGTGGGAAGGCAAGTACGGGGAGCTCGACAAGACGCACAACCAGTACAAGACCAACGTCGAGGCCGCTATCGACCAGGAGGCTGAAGAGTTCTCCAAGTGGTTCCAGACAGAGAACGCCGACATCTTCGAGAGCGAGCAACTCGCTGAAGTGTTCGTCGGGCTTCTGGAAGAGGGATGGGAACTAGAGGGTGCTGCCGAGGCAGCCCGTCTTCCCGCTTCGCTGCTTCAAGCAGCAAGAAAGGCGAAGGCCGATGGGGTTCCTGACTCCTACGCCATTCGACTCGCAGGCAGGGCGAAGAGCCCCGCAGCTCCACGGCCGGGGGCCAGGATCACAGCTGGGGCTACGACTCCAGCGAGATCTCGGGAGCAGACGATGTTGCCTGATACAAAGGCGCCGACATCGTTCAAGGATCTTCGTCACCATGCAGCGACTCGTGCGCTGAAACGAAAAAGGGGTAACTGATGGCTATTTCGCCTGACGTACTGGCTACCGCTCTCAATGAGCTGATGCCCGCCTACTCCGAGCTCTTCGTCAAGTGGCATCCGCTGCTTGAGAAGATCTTGCTTGGCGGAAACATGGACCGCGCCGCCCTCAAGGGCCCGAAGCGTGAGTTCGCTGTTGTCACTGATGGACCGGGTACGGTCACGCATGTGGCGACGGGAACCGAGATCATTGCAGGTGGACGTTCGCAGAACGCGCACCGAGGCAATGTGGTCGCGCCGCGTCTCATCTACGCATTCGACGTGCCTGGCAAGGACCTTGCCGAGGCGAATGGCGAGATGGACCTGGCCCGCATCCTCCAGCACTATCCAGAGCTGGCGCTTGCGGACTTCCACGAGCGCATCTCGAATCAGCTCGGCACCGGCAACGGTACGGGCGTCGGGTCGTTCGCGTCGTTCAACGGCGATGCGACCTTCAACCCAGACGGCACTGCGCGTCCGGGGTTCTTCGAGTTCGCTGCGCCGGGCGCCCAGACCCAGGTTGTCCACGGGCTCAACCCCGCGACGGTCACGGGCTGGACGAACCAGTACGAGGACATCACTTCGTTCGCGACCAATGGTCGGCCCCAGATGCGGAAGGCGTACTACGCCGCTTCGCGCCAGGGCAAGACGCTGGGTCCGGTCGACTTGATGACCGGCGACGAGCAGTCCTACCTCAACTATATTGAGGACCTGGACGATGCCGTCCGCGTCACCAAGATCGATGGTGACAAGGCCCCAGGCAACGTCAGGCAGGGTGTGAAGTTCCTCAATGCGGACTTCTACCTCGACGACTCCATCGACATCTCCATCACGGCCGGTGGCGCCGCAGGTGGCTTCAGCACGCCTCGTCCGCAGGACGGGGTCATCTACGGCTTCAAGACGCCGACGTGGTACTCCTTCACCCTCGGTCACGACACGAGCAAGGAAACGAAGGGCGACTTCGCCGTTCGCGGTCCTTTCCGTATCCCAGACCAGGACCTCTACCGCTACGAAATCGTTCTGATGATGGGTCTTCACACCACCCAGCGCAGGGCCAACTTCGCCGTCACTGGCGCAGCCACGCCTTAGGAGGGCATCATGGGATTCACTGGTGCGGGGATTAGCCCCACTACTGTTACGAACGAGTCAGGATCTGGCCTGGACGATGCGAGTCAGCTCGCCCCTCTCGGGTTCCAGCTGACCGCGCCGAACGGCGACAAGGGTTTCCAGACCTGGGTATACGTCAAGGCAGGCGGTGCGCTCACCGAAGGCCTCATCTGTCAGCTGATCGATTCGGCTACGACCTATGAAGTCATTGCTGCACCAACGTCTGTTTCGGTGAATGACACCGCAGTTCGCGTTGTGGGTGTGGCGCAGCACGCTATTGGCGACAATGGCTTCGGCTTCATCCTCGCGAAGGGCTTCGGCAATATCCGGGCGGGTTCAGGCGGGATCTCGGTCGACACTGCTGTTACCTCGGGAGGGTCTGCTGTAGGTCGTGGCGTTGACTTCGCAGCGGGAACGACTACTCCGGGTTGCATCATCGCGCATTGCACCGTGGTCGCGGCTGCGGATGCACAGGCGACGTGCTTCATCAACTGCGCTGGCACAGGCTGATCTGAATGCCCACGACCGCCAGCGTATCTACTACAGCGGAGGCCCGGCTTGGGTCTACGCTGCAGATAACGGGCAGCAATCGTGGGGACCAGACGTGGGTGTATGTCCTCAATGAAGACTCCGTCGACTTCACCGTTGGCGATGTCGTCATGAGGAACACCACGAGCACGGACTACAAGGCCGTGCTCGCCACTGCGGGGACGCTGATCCACGGTCTGCGTGTGATCGGCGTTGCCCAGCACCTCATTGCCGCCGGGTCGTACGGGTACGTGCTTCGGCGCGGCATCGGTACGATCCAGGTCGGCAGTGGGGCGAGCGTGTCTGACATCGAAGCGCTCACTAGCGGTGGAGTCGAAGCAGGCTCGGTGATCAAGTTCGCGGCCGGGACCACAGCCCCTGCTTGCGTTTTCGGGATGGCTGTGGCAAATATATCATCAAGCGGCACGGGGAACGCCTTCTTCGACTGCCGAGGGTAGGTCATGGACCTGGCAGGTATCCGCACTTCCATGTACGCCCAGGCAGACTGGTCTCCCGACCAGTCTCCCGAGGCTATTGCGCGAGTCAATAGCTTCATCAACAGGGCCTACAATCAGCTCTCGCTCGAGGCGCCGTTCCTCTTCTTCGAGGACAAGCTCCGCGTAGCCACCGAGGCGGACGTGAGCTCGCTCTCGGAAGTAGACACGTTGCGGATGGTCGCCAACACTGCACTGCCTTCCAACTCGGAAGACCCTTGGACCTTCGAGACGCTCTACACGAAGACACTAGCGGATGCAGACACGGATGGCACCCTCACCGCTACTTGGAAGACTGACCGGTCGTGGGATGGACGCATCATCGAGTTCGAGCTCGCTGACGGGACGCTCCTTCGGAACCAGATCAGG